GAAGCTAACTGCCCAGAGCAGAACCGCTTTCTTATCATCCCTGCCCGTATGGCTGGCTTGATCAAGAAGTCGGAACTGAAAGACGCTTCGCTTACCGGCGATAGCCAGTCTCCGCTCCGCAACGGTCGTCTCGGCATGATTGATCGCTTCACGATCTACGTCAGCCACAACCTGAAAGTTACGTCCAGCACGAAGTACAGCATCATTGCTGGCACCAAGATGGGCTTCACTTTCGCTTCTCAGATGACTGAGATGGAAACCATCCGTTCGGAAACGACGTTCGGTGACATCATCCGTGGCCTGCAGGTGTATGGCTACAAAGTGGTGAAGCCAGAAGCTCTCGTCGAATCCGTCGTCAGCTTCTCGTAAGGAGGGATAAATGACTGCTTTTACTGACTCCTACGGGTTTAACAAAGGAACGGCTTCGTTTCCTGCCTATGGCGGAAACCGCATTTCCTTCATCGAAGTCGAGCTTGACTTCGCTGCGATTGTGGCTGCGCGCTCTGCCGCAGGCGCTACGGCGCTTGCTGCAGCAGATACACTTCAGATTCTTCCTCTTGAAGCTAACTCTGTAATCCTGCACGCAGGCTTTCAGGTCACGTCGGCAGAGACGACGAACACGACAGCTACCTTTGACTTTGGTTTCACGGGCGCTTCGCCTGCTGCAGCCAATGCTTTTGGTAACGACGTTGCGTCGAACGCTCTCGGCTGGTCATGGGCTGCTGGTAACGGCCTTGGAGCACCGATCATTATTGGTACGTCAGATGACACCATCGACTTGCTGATCAATACGGCTGCGCCTACGGACTGTGTTCTCCGCTGCTTCGCGGTTGTTCTTAACCCGAACTGAGTGTAGGGGCTTCGGCCCCTACTTTCTCATAGGAGGACTCAATGTCTGTTTATAACGGCGTTACACACTCTCGACTGAAGGCCATCAATTTTGAGGCTGACTCAGCGACAATTACTTCTGCAACCATTACGAATCTTCGGGCGACCGGAGCAGTTCTTAATGTTCGTCAGCGGTTTACGATTGCGCAGGTCAACGCGGGTGTCGAACTCGTTGCTGCTGTTACTGGCAAATCAATCCGTATGGTTAGTTGTAAAGCCATTTCGGTTGGCAACGCTGCTGGTGCGGTTACAACGGTTGATGTTACTGGCACTTCGACCACTTCACGTAAGCTCGTTGCTTTCGCTCAGGCCAGCCTGACGCAAAGTACTGTTCTCGTTGATGGTGGTTCTGGTGCTGCTGTCCTCGCTGACGGTGCGTCTTATACGGCGAACGACGCTGGTACGGCGATCAATGTTAGCAAGACTGGCTCTAGCATTACAACGGCCACGCACATCGACGTTATCTTCGATTACGTCCTTGAATAATTGGTAGGGGCTAGACCCCTACCTCTCCTTTTAGAGGGCCGAGTATGCCAACAAATCTTACCGGTAGCCAGATTAATGCTACGTATTCTCAATTATTACACGTAGATGGTGGCCCGGCAGCTACAGAAAAAACTGTTGTTAGCGGTACCGGTGTTTCTACGGCGCTTAAAGTTGGTACAGCTTCCGCTTCTGTTGGGAATATCCGTCTAAGTGGAAACGCTATTTCTGCAATTACTGGTGACGTAGGCATAACTGGCGTTGCCATAACGAGTGGCACAATTACCGGCATAACTGACTTAGCTGTTGCCGACGGCGGAACGGGTGCTTCTAACGCTTCCGGCGCACGTACGAACTTAGGTCTTGGTACTATAGCTACGCAGGATGCTTCGTCGGTTTCAATTACCGGTGGATCTATTACTGGAGTTACATTCTCTGGTTCATTCTCAGGCATGACGCTTGTCGAGTCTACGACATTAGCTACAGGTAATGCCGCAGCCGGATGTAATCTTAATGGCAGCACATTAGCTGCTGATGGAACTGATACAAATATTGACCTTAATATTACACCCAAAGGTACGGGTGAAGTTAATATAACCAATGTAGACATCCTTAGTGGTAAGGTGCCGTTTAGCACTATTACCAGTCGAGCTTATGCTGCGTTCTCTGACATCACCGATCAGACTGGTAGTACGTCTGCGGCTACGGCTGTAAAATTTGGCACAACTGACTTAGTTGGTGCTGGCATTACAATGGTCACGGATGGTACGAATTTAACACGACTAACATTTGCTGAAGCAGGAACTTACGCTGTAACGCCTAACCTTCAATTTACCAATACTGATGGTAGTGATCACACTGTGTCAATTTGGTTTTCGCTGAATGGAACAAATATCGTTCGCTCCAATACCAAGATGTCAGTGCCAAAAGCCACAGATGGTGGGAGTGCTTTTTTTCAAATTATGTTATACGTTACAGTGACGGCTGGGCAATATATTCAGGTACTATGGCTCCCTGCGAATACCGCAGTTACACTTGATCATACCGCAGCAGTAACTGGCCCACCTGCAGTTCCAGCAACACCTTCCGCTATTATATCTGCAGAGAGGATTGCATAATGCCTAAGACTCCTGCATGGACACGCAAGGAAGGTAAGAATCCTAAAGGCGGTTTGAACGCTAAAGGGCGCGCTTCTTATAATAAAGCAAATCCCGATAAGCCCGGTTTGAAAGCGCCCCAGCCTGAAGGCGGTCCTCGTCGTGATAGCTTCTGTGCCCGTATGAAAGGCATGAAGAAAAAATTGACAAGCGCCAAAACAGCCAATGATCCGAACTCACGGATTAATAAAAGCCTTCGCGCGTGGAACTGCTGATATGGCTGCATCTAAACCGAACAACGCTGCTCTATGGTCTCGCGTAAAAGCTGAAGCCAAGAAGAAGTTTAAGGTTTATCCAAGTGCATATGCAAATGCGTGGGCAGCGAAAGAATATAAGAGCCGTGGCGGTACTTGGTCTGGTGCAGATAATCGGGTGAAGCGTGGCTAAAGGTGGCCTTGGAAAATGGTTCGGGGAAAAGTGGGTCGATGTAAAGACCGGCAAATCCTGCGGTCGTTCTGGTGAAAAAGATAAGCGAGGATATCCAGCTTGTCGTCCAGCAGCAGCGGCATCTAAAATGACTGCAGCAGAGAAGAAGTCTATGGCTGCTAAGAAGACTGGTCCTGCTCGTAAGGCATGGCCTGTGTCACCATCAGGTAAACGGAAGGGAACTAAATAATGGCTAAAGCACCTATGAAGAAAGCTAAAGGTAAAGCTCTGATGATTGTTGTTATGAAGAAAGAAAACGGCGGCAAGAAGATGCGCGGTGGCTGCGAGGACGAAGGTGAAGAGTACCGCAAAGGCGGCATGGTTCGTAAAAAGAAGGCTATTAAGAAATGACCAGATGGCTTCGGCATAAGCAGGATGGTACTATCTACGAGTGGGATAAGTACCTAGGCAAGCATCCTAAACTGGAAGAAGTTTCAGAAGAGGTTGCGTTCCCTGAGAAATTCTTAACTCCAGCGATTAAGTCGCGGGTAGCTCAATTCGCTGAGGAAATTCCGGCTGCAGAAGAAGTTGCTGATATTGTTGCAGCTTTGGAACTTGAGTCCGAGGATACTGCGCCGATAGTAAAAACAGTACGTAAAGGTAAGAAACGGAAGGGAGTTGACCTCCATACGGATGACATACCAGAAGAACCCGAGTATATTAACGAAGAACTGAACGCAGAAGTGACTAGGAGACTCGGATAGTGACGCCAGCCGATGTTATCACCGAAGTCAGAAATATCCTGCAGGATGTTGACACGCCAAATAGGTACAGTGATGCTGACCTTTTGAAGTTTGTCAACCAGACGATTAAGCGTATGGTGGTGCTTCGTCCCGACTTGTTTGGTGAGATCGGTGATATTCCTACAACCGCTGGCACTGCAGTGCAGTCACTCCCTTCTGATGCGCTACGACTTATTGATATCTTTCAGGTTAAGGGTGGCAATGCAGTTACTGAAGTAGATCGTGAGACCATGGCGCGCTATGCTCCTGACTGGATGAACGCCCCTGCTGGTTCTCCAGTTAACTTTATGCGCCATGTTAAGAACGCAGAACGATTTTTTCTCTACCCACCGCCTGTGTCAGGCACTGTTCTTGTTGGAGAATACGCTAAGGTTCCAGCGGATTACGCTTTGGCTGATACGATTACCACGCCAAATGGCGCATTTTTCCCAACGATTATTGATGGTACTGTATGGTTGGCTGAATCAATTGATGATGAGGCAGTTAATTCTAAGCGTGCTGAGTTCTTCTTGCAGCTCTTTACGAGCCAGCTTAGTGCTTCACTTCAGGGTCGTGTTGTTACAGATACAAAACCTGCTGGTATGAAGCCGTCTCGCGCTGACCAGATTGCTGGAGAGGTAATCTAATGGCAGACCGAGCTTTTTCCACGCTAATTCAAGAAGTTAGTGCAAATGTACCCGGATGTCCGCAACCGGTGATTAATCGTGAGATTCGTAAGTCTGCGATTAGGACTTGTGAACGCACGCTATTATGGCGGCACGTTGAACCTACGTTTAATCTGTCTCCCGGTGCATATGAATACGGATACAATAAGCCAGCTAATACAGATGTGCATGTTATTTTTGATGCTATGATGAATGACCAACCACTCAAGAAATTAACTCTTGAGGATGCGTTGTATCTTTATCCTCAATGGGCTGATCTTTTTAGTGGATATACAGCAGACGTTGCTTGGAGCGACACAACTAAAGCTCCTCTAAATTCTAACCAGTTCAATAAAGTAGAGTACAACGAAGCTAATACTTATAGTTCTCTTGAAGCTCTGGATTCGACAGACGCTGCAGACCTGCTGACACAGGAAAGTGGTAGTGCGTTGCTATTGGAAACCAGTACATCAAGTACTGCGACTTCAGCTATTAGTTTACTTTATGCCCGTGCAGACCTGAGTGGTAATTTCAATATTCTTGATCCGACTATGGTCGATGGTTCTGAGCCACGCGCAATCTGTCAGGTAGTCCCTGATAAGTATATTGTGCTCCCTATGCCGGACAATTCTAAGACCTATACAATGCGTATGTTCTACGCGCTTAAACCTCGGCGCGATGCTGATGGTATGGAAGAACACATACTTGATGAGCTAGAAGACGTTATCGTTCATGGTGCGTTGCAACAACTTATGCTCATGCCAAATGTTACATGGTCGAATATAGAATTGGCTTCGTACCATTCTCGGCAATATTTGTTCCATCTGAGTGAACGGCGCGCACGCGCTAACTTATCCAATATGCGCGGGAGCATGACGGCCCGTAGCCCTAGATTTGCGTAGGAGACAGGGATGACTGTCAAATTTAAAAATAATGCGATTGGGTATTTATCGTCTGCGATATCTAGTTCTGATACGTCAGCGGCATTGACTTCCGGCGGGGGTGCATCGTTCCCTACTGTCGGCGCTGGCGAATATTTTTATGCAACGATAACCTCTACGAGCGGGTCCTTTGAGATTATCAAGGTCACTTCTAGATCGACCGATACTCTTGGTATTGCTCGCGCGCAGGAAGGGACATCCGCTATTGGATTTCCATCTGGGTCCATTGTTGAACTACGAATTACGGCACAAGGTATTACAGATGCTATAAATGACTCAGCTTTAAGTAGCGCGTTTATTGCCCTTACATCAGCTAATACGCTAACGAGTCAAACTGCGGCGCAAGCTATTTTTGATGGTGGCGGTGGTCCAACTAATGGTGCAATTACGCTATCTACAGGCGTTTATTTCTTTGAGTGCGGATTCTCGCTTACAAATATGAGTTCTTCTAGTGGCTCGTTTGGCTTTGCCCTCGGCGGTTCTGCCACAATTACTCAGTCTTGGAGATCGTCTACAGCGAAGCCAGCAGCTCTTGCTACTGCTACGGCAGCAGAGCAGACGTTTAATACAGCGGCAAATACAACGCTCATCACTGCTAACACCAACACAGTAGGTATGACTTATATCAACGGCGTAATCCGTATCACATCAGCGGGTACAATTATCCCACAAGTCTCTCTCGGTGTAGCTAGTGCTGCAGTTGTTGGTGTTAATAGTTACTTTAAATCCTATCGCGCTGGAGATTCATCCGTAGTCTCCCTCGGTGATTGGGGCTAACTAATGGAAGAGTCGCCTATGCGTTGGGACTTCTCTCTAGGTAATCTAATTAATTTAGCTGCGATGGGAGTCGCAGTTGCCGTCGCTTGGGGGTCTATGTCTGAGCGCAGTGACTTAACTCACAAAGGAATCAAAGAATTAGAGTCGATGCAGAATGCTGCAGAGGCTCGTATTCGCTCTCTTGAGACAGGCCAAGTTCGGTCTGATGAAAGACTGGCTAGTATCCTGCAGATTGTCAGCCGGATAGAAACTAGACTGGAAAAAGAGGGGCATAAATAATGGGGTACAAGCTAGGTACTCGCTCCGAGCAACGGCTTAAAGGCGTACACCCTGATCTCATCAGAGTAGTTCGTCGCGCCATTGAGATTTCTCCGATTGATTTTACCGTCCTTGAAGGCAAGCGTACGGTGGAACGTCAACGGGAGTTATTTGCCAAGAAGGCTACGCGCACCATGAGGTCGCGGCACATTCACGGATTCGCTGTTGACCTCGCGCCGTTGATTAATGGTGAAGTTCGCTGGGATTGGCCGTTGTATAATCAGCTTTCGAAGGTGGTGAAACAAGCAGCGAAGGATGTTAAAGTCCCTGTAGAATGGGGCGGCGACTGGACT